GATCGAGCGTCATACGAGCTGCGCCGACGTCTCCCTCGTCAACCGAATCGGTTGCAGTTTCGTCCGCGAGGAACCCTATAACGTTTACTTTGGAGGAGGCGATAGTGAACGCAGCATCATCTGAAAGCTCAGACCCGATAAGGAGCTTTCGATCGAGCGTCATTCTTGGGACGCCGATATCGCCTTCATCCACTGAATCGGTGCCAGTTTCGTCGGCCATGGCGCCCATAGGCACAACCCGGGAGGTACCTACAGTGAACGCAGCGTCATCTGCGAGATCAACGGTGATGCCACCGCCGCCTACGGTAACCAACCGCCCAGAGGTATCCGTTAGGAGGATCTGTGCATTAGTCCCATCGTACCCTGCAACAAGGCGCGCCTGAGAGTCAGCATTTACTGCACTCCCATCTGCCACAAGATATGCCGGGATAACATGCCCGTCTTCTGCGGTAACGCGAATAGCCCGAGCAAAGTCTGCTGTAGCCGCCGGCCCAACATCTACCTGGGTGGCTAGGGTATAGACGCTAACAGTTTGCCCACCAGCGGATGGAGCTGCGTGGGCGACGATTACCATCCCTTCGAGTTCTGCTTCAGTCCATGGGGCGAGAGTGAAGTTTGAATTCTGTTGGAGCGACCCGATATTTTGAAGGGCAGTTGCCCCACCGATTGCTCCGGCAGTAAGTGACGTTAAACTCCCAGCAGCGACAGCATTAGATATCGCAATTTTAAGGAAGGAGTTATAGTTTCCAGCGGTGGAACATCCAACAATGCTGCCAAATTGTGCGCAGTTAATAGTGTGGGTAACTGCGGCTTGGGGCGTTTGAAGAAAGCTTTGGTTCCTATCTCCCGTTCCGGTGACTGCAATAAACGAGGCTGCGTCATGGGGAGCAGTACAAGCTTGCCATCTGGTTGCGGCGCCAGTAAGACCCCAGACATCAGCGATTGCTCCATCTGCGGAAAGTGGGATGGCGTATACCCCACCTGGTGGGGGATAGTCTACAACAGACGTACTTGCCCCAGCTTCGAGCATGATGTCATCCACAAACATCGTATAGGTTCCAGCAACAGATGTAGACCCAAAGAGGATGTTGAGGACGGTGCCGTTAGCAACGGGAGTGACGTTCGAGAACTCTTGAGTGCGATCTCGGCCATCTTCAGAGATGCGGATGGAATGAGATCCAGTAGACGCTGAAGTAAAAACTCCAGTAAGTTCATACCAGGTATTAATCGCCAGAACTGTGGTTCCTGATACACCATCAAGAGTCAGGATTCCAGTGTTCGAAAGGTTAAGCTGAGAACGAATCGTAGCGCCGCTACGAATCGAGATAATCTGGCGGGCGGCGTCGGGAAGTGCGGAGAAGCGAATCCATGCGCGCCAAGCGCAGGCAGCTACCGGGCCGGTGGAAGCGGTTTGTCCATCCGCATCAAAGAAAAGCGCAAGGGAGAAGTTTGCTGCTGCCGCCCCACCCTTAGTGATAAGGATGGAGTAAGTTCCAGTGCGAACAGTTGTAGTTGAAAAGGTGACTGCACCAGCAGTGGTATCCCCATTCAAGTTGAAGATGGTATTGAGTTCCCCACCTTCAATTCGCGTGATGGTATGTCCACTGAGTGGTGCCGCAGAAGCAAGTTCAGTTGCGCGCCCAAAGGAAAGGATCCCCTCGGTCGCGTCATGCACCCGCTCGAATTCATCAACCTGGTTCGGGCAACACCCTTCTCCATGGGTATTTCCACTCGCACCAGTATTCGTAGGTTGCCCAGAAGCAAACCCTGCTGCATCAAGCAGCCGGAGGTAACGATCAATAACGAAGATATTCCGACGCAAGATCGGATCCTTCGTCTCTGCGAGTCCTACTACACCTTCGTAATTACGCACTTAGGTTCCTGAAGAAACATCATACTCAAAGGCAAGGTATGCCGTATCTGCCTGAGTGTTAAGGACCATCCCGACCGCTTCTGCGCGTGCGTGAAGTTCCATTTCAATAAGCTGGTTCTCAGAGGCGTGGGGAACATATGCCTTAGCGGTATCTGTAGCCTTAGCAGCATTCGACTTTCGCCGAGTGAAGGCTGCGTTAAAAGTCCCCGCTCCGTTGAATGGGCCAGTTAAGATTCGCACGCGCTGGGCATGAATCTCAGTAGAGAGATCTGCCCCTTGGGGATAAATGAAGCGCGTCTCCGCAACCATGGTCGTTACCCCAGCCGTTACGTCTTCTTCTTGCACCGAGTTCGTTGCAGAGAAGGCACGGCTTGAGTTATTCGCATAATCCGCTGCACGTCCGACCAAGGACGTTGGGCCAGAAACCTTAAGATATCCCCCATCCTTGAGGTGCTGTGGATGGTAACTTAGGTGAAGCACTCGATCGTTCGGCGCACTACCTCCAGCAGAGGTGTAATAGAAGAAGAGGCTCCAGAGATGCTGGACGTTCACAAGGAGACAGTTTGACAGAAGCGTCTTATTCACCAAGGCATCCCAATTAAGGTCCATGGTGAGGAGTTGCGTCCGAATCCCGTCTGTAGCGTAAAGTCCATCGTGGCTGACGTAGGCTACGCGAGAGTTTCCTTCAACTGGAGTAAACAAGCACGCGGCATCTGGTCCCACGATCCCATGGTTCGCAGAGATAATCTCGCGGCACCTTCCTCGGGAAAACTCGGAGTCAGTCTCATTGGGGAGGTAGTTCAAGCGCCACACCTGGCTTTGAAGCCCCACCACACAAACTGCATCAAGGGATTTAATACAAGTTACTTTATCTACTTGCTTTGTATTGAAACCTACGAAATACAACTCGGGGAAGGAGTGTGGTAGGCCTGGAAAGGAATATCGCACAAGCCCTGGATTAGCGGTATCGTTCACCACAAGGGAGTCCTCGAAGACGTCCCCTGTACTCCAGGTTGGAGGCTCCCGATCGCGAGCAATGTTTACCGCAGCAGCCCCAGCTACCGAGATAGTTAGAAAGGCGTATGGGGTGGTTCCTACCGTACCTGGATCTAACGTAGTAACAGGGGCAGGTGCTCCTCCTGGGATAGCAATTTGCTCAATCAGAAGCCCATTCGGAAAGGAGGTCTCGTAACTTCCGATAGAGGATCCAGACCCGATCGAGGTAATCCCCCGATAAAGCCGCCAGTGCGTTGCGTTAGAATTGTGCAGGATGGGATAGGCTACGCCACCATAATCGATTGTAACGCTGACCTGCCACGCATTCTCAAGTGCGTTCCCAATCGGACGATCAGTGAGGATATCATCCCCTAATGTAGCTGACTCGATATCTAGGTTGGAGTCATACTCGGTAAACCAATATTCATACCAGCCCGTTCCAACCGCAGACCAATCTCCTCCTGTGGTAAGGGCACCCCCTGGACTGATTTCATCCGTGTCCGTAGGGAACATTCCATGACGGTTCAGGGTAAGAGAACTATTGATAACCTGAGGGACATCAACTCCATTGGAGAGGAAGTAGGTATTATCAAACCCAATGGCCTCGATTCGAAGACCTGTGGTCACCGATCGAATCGTAGTCCATGCGCCGCCAGTTCCCGTTTGCCAAGACGTCCCATGCGCGACAATAAGCCGCGTCGTGGTCGTTCCATCAGCCTCGAAGGGGATCGCCCTGAGGCCATCGATGTTCACCCCAATCGCCGTTCCAAACACAGCCCGTCCCTTGATCGGAGAGAGGGCATGGTTAAACGGACGGTAGAGCCCTGACTCAGCACGAACAAGCTCCCCAGGACCAAGGAGCGAAGGATCGCGGGCAGTGACGAGGCCGTTAGTAAGCGGCTCAGTATGGAGCATTAATAGTACCAGCCATACCAAGCGTCAGGGACATCGCCCGGGAACACGCGATCTCCAGTGAAACCAGGACGAAAGCCTTCATCATTATCTGGCTGGACTTGAGATTCATCAAGCATGAGGGCGAGCATCCTATCCGCCTTCCCCTGCCAATACATGATGCGGGAGTCATTCTCTCCATGGTTCGCAAGAATGTTCGCGCGCGCCTGATAAATGATCCAGGCTTGATACCGTTCTACGATATCCAAAGCCGTACCATCCACCGAGGGAGTGGCCATGAGCTTGTAATACTTAACTAGAATGTTTTCGACAGATGCAGGGGGTGGAAGCACCCTAATCTGTGCGACCGTATTCGAAGACCGTGGGAAGATGTTATATCCCCAAGGCGTCCGGTTCGAAGTCTGGTCATAAATCGATCGATCCCATACGCGCTGTTCAATATACTTAAGCGGGCGCTTATTCGTCTCCAAACGCACAGAATAAATCTTCCTGAAGTCTGTATTCAGGTTGTATTCATCCGTCCCAACTACAAGCGCGATGGTCTGCTCAGCCGTCAGCCAGTCCAGGTCCTTGAGGTTAAGCTCCTCAACGACGCGCTGGATCTCAGCCCCCGCCTCGGTCAAAGCATCAGCATCAGTCGCATTTCCAATGGCTTGCGCTACCTGCGCCTTAGCCTGAGCAAACGTAAGGATCGCCATTAAACCACTCTAACACAGCCATAAGACGTCCTGAGCTTTGGGCCGAATTCCTTGGCCCATGAGGGAGTGCCCCCCAAGTCACATGATTCTACGCTCTTGATAAGGCGTTTCGCAAGTGGTACATAAGGCCCGTCAAACGCGACGAGATAACCTCGCCCCTGTGCATCAACTCCCCAAGCAACCAAGGCATCCCCATCTTCATACAGAGATACACAGTCTGCCATGAGTACGCGAGATACATTACCGGGGGCCAAAGATCCGGCAAGCCGTTGAATTCGTTCATTGGTCTTTTCTGCGCCCAACTCGGGGTGAGGTACCACGAAGGGCGTGCTGACGAAGTAGGTATACCGGATGTGCTCCTTCCAAACGACACCTTTATCAGCGCGTTCTAGGAAGGGCCGGATATCAATAAGGGAAGGAGCGTTCCAAACCACCGGCATCCCGCCGATTCCCTCAAGCCAATCGAGGAGGGCGTGGGTATGGACAGGCTTCGAACGGGCGGAAAGGAGCAACCCTTGATACGGGGCGCAGGGGGTGTCAGAGAACTCTCTGGCTACCACCCCCGAGATCAGCTCCCCATTCTCAAAGGCTCCTATGACGACGGGACGATCAGCGTTCAGCCACGATGAGCTTACGAACAGGCTCGTTTGGTGACTCGTCTGGACTAGCTTCTCCCACTCCAGGCTCTCGGGATTGCAGGGCCTTACTACAATATTCACGGACGGACTCACTTGTGCTCCTTAGCCAATCGATATATGGCCCTGTGGTGAAGCGGACATCGCGGTAGGAATGAACCCAATCCTGAGCATTCTGGGCCAACTGCTTACGAAGCGGTGCATTCTCGATTAATTCAGACAGCTTCCATTCGAACTCCTTTGGAGAGGTATAGCGGAAGCCGGTTTCTCCGTCGATGATCTCCTGGTAGGGACCGAAGTCTGCTCCAAGGGTTACAGCAGGATTCCAGATCGCGGCGGACTCATAAAACTTGATAGCGGACTTACATTCCGCAAAGGGTGTTGGGCGGAGGGCACATAGGTTGATGTCATGCCCGATCATGGAGAGGCGATAGGTGTATGCCTCAGGATCCACCCAATCGATGAACTCAATCGAATCCCCGAACCACTTCTTGAAGATCGGGTATTCCTGACCAAAGTATAGGAACTTCGCGTGAGGATACTTCCTTAGGACCTTTCCGAGGGGCTCCTTGATGGTATACAAGTCGATGTAATGTGAAGCACCGCCCGTCCAAAGGATCTTGACCTCTTTACTTTGGGCAAGTTCGACCTTGGGATAGATCTCGAAGTTGAGGGAGTTTGGGTAGACGTAGACGTTCTTCGCCCCGTATCCCCGATAGACTTCAGCAAGCGCTTCGGTTGAAACCACAACTCCATCACATTCCCGGGCGATTCCCTTAAGCATTTCGACCTGCTCAAGGTTTCGTGTGATGTCAAAGAGCGCAGTCTTCCCCATCTCCCTGTATTCTTTTCCATCCTCCCACAGTGGAACGTGCTCTCCCTTAACGTCAATACGCATGATCCGGTCACCCGGCTCAAGCTTCTTTCCCGTTAGATTATGGGTTCCAGTATGGCAGAAGGAGGGGTTGAATGGCTCGACCATTTCAAGATGGTCATCCGAGGAGAGAATAATTGCAGGGCGCGGCTCCATCATAGCGAGTTCAAGCACGCGCTTATGGTAATACTGATGGTAGATATGACAGTCGCTCTCGGCGAGCGCTGCGAGACGTGCTTCCCCTGAGTCGTCTCCGGTGATAACTCCAGTATCTACAAGGTATTGGATTTGCCCTGCTTTATCAGCAAAGTCGAAGGGATTCTCCAGCCGATACTTATAGATCCAGCCCATCTTCCCAGCCCAAGGAACATAGATATTTAACTTCCTGGGGAAGGTCCCAAGGGGCTTAAGTGCAACCTCATTATCCAATCTTCATTCCCTTATATTTCCCTGTGCAATACTCAGGGTGCTTGTTAAACCAGGGCTCATAGAACTTAGGGTCCCTGAAGAAGTCGTGAGAAACATTGTTCTCCAGAAACGCCACAACCTCGAAGGGAACCATGGCTCTTTGGAACCAAACCTTCGAGTCGTTTAGGCCACGAATAGAGCGGACGTTCGAGATAATCCTGGCCTCTTCCATGGCCTCCCGAACGTCCGCTACGGCCGCTACGAATGTCTCAATCCCCGGGAGTTTGCCCCTCAACGTTTGGGCTGAGGTGACATCATCCACGAGTTCCTTAGTTAACCTTTGCATGGAAACCTTTAATAACCCATGTCCGACTTCTTCGGCTTCCGCTTACGCTCCCCTCGAAGGGCTGGACCCCGCGACCGGGCTTCGATCAAGCGATCCCGACCCTTACCCGTCTTACGGTCATACTCGCCAAGGATAAGGGGCTGATTGGTCAGCCCCTTCTTTTCCCTTGCGAGATCTTCCTCTTTTTCGAAGTTTGCGCGAGCTTGAGAACGGACACTAGGCGAACGCCTAGCCATTAGACGAACTCGACCCCTGCACCTTACCGTCACCCGACTCGTGACCCTTGCGGATCACGCGAGAGTCCTTGTTAGGGAGGGTCTTAAACGCATCATTCGGAGCGCTCGGAGGACCGCTTTCAGCAGTCGTCTTCGCCATTGGACCTTGACTCATCTTATTACTCCGCGCCGATCTTCCCCGGCGCTGGGTCACTAGTGGATGGCTTACTTTCGTAACGATACAGACCACGCCGCTCCCCCGGAGCCTGTGGAGTATCGGAGGGAGTCTCATAACTCCCCCCGATATTCTGATCCACATACCCCATTGGGTCCAGCGTAATCCCCCCGGCCCGAATCTCATCATACGGCGCAATGCGGTGCTGCCAAGACAGCCCACCCTCACGTCGCATCGGATTCGGATCCGAGTCGTTAGCCTTTTCTACCGGCTCCCAGGGCTTACGCTTAGGCATGATTAGACAGCCTGCACGTTAGCGAGCACGCCCAAGGCCGCCTGGTTACCAACCTCAAGGGTCAGTTCACCGAGGACCATACCTCGCGCGGAGTCGCCGCCCGGAGGCAACGGCACATGCTTGATTGGTCGGAGGAAGGCCACGCGAACCATTGGGCTCTCGATGAACCAACACTTCCCACCAGTCGTGGTCGCGGCGGAGTCAGCAGCCTGCGGCACCCAGCGGTTCAGCACGATTTGCTGAATCCCGAAGTCCGACTCGTACATATCAACCGAGTTGATAAGCCGGCGGTCGGCCAGCGCGATATTCCGCGCCACCGAGGCGTTCACAATGAACTGGCTAATCTGACGCTTGCCCTTCGAGTTCACATACACCGTGTCCGGGTTCCCACCAGTCGCGAAGATCTGCTCCAGCATACCGTTGTAGACGGCTTCGGAGATGGGGAACGACGTACCCGAGCCCGGTCCACCAATCGACGCGGCGGTCGTGGAGAAACGGTTCGTGGTGACGAGATTCTCAAGGGTCTTCATCGCACGCGCAGCACCCGAAGCGGTAGCCGTAGTCAAGACAGCGAAGAACGTTGCCTCGATATTCCGGCCAATTTCCTTCAGGGCCTTCATGACCTGGTAAGCGTACTCATCCTGCACGCCAGCCGGGTCAACGGCACGCATAGTGTTCGAGACGTCGATATCCTTGCGGAAAATCTGCGTCCAGTTGTTCTGGCGAACTCGTGCCGAAACGGCGGTCGAAGACGAAAAGGTTCCGCCTTCCTCCGCGCCAGCGGTCGAAGTTGCAGCCAGCGTATCAGTCAGCCACTCGTGAAGCGTATGACGCGACACGGTCTTAGGACTCTTAGTCAGCAGCGGGCTCTCGTGTGGGTCGATGTTGACGATGAGGTCAAGCAGATCCTCACGGTTCTGCCCACCCGACCCGAAGCCGCTGCCGAAATAAACGGAATAACCGTTTGCAGCCATTGTTAAATTCTACCTTCTTGCTGTGCCTTCAGATACACATCGGGAGGCGGCTCTTCCGGCCACCAAGCCTGGATCTTCGCGCCATTCTGAAGACGCTCCTTAACCCAAGTCGTGGCATCGCCGGTTTCCTTAGCCTTGTCCCACGCCTTATCAAGGCGCGTATCATGGTCAGCAGCGGGGTTTGGTTCCACTCGTCCGGCACCTCGATTAGCCGGGAGAGCCGCGCTCTGGCGTGCAGCCGCTCGCTCTTCTTTGGCTTCCCTCGAAGCACTCTGGACGTCGGATTCTCTATTTTCGGCAAGGTGCCGCTGATACTCAAGTTTGACGTATCGCGCAGCGCCTTCAGGGTTTGCACTCACCATCGACTGGAAGGTGGTCTGAATCTCGGGAGTGTCACTGAGGAACTGACTGATAGCCGACTGATCCGATCCAAAATAAGACGCCGCTTCGGCTGCCTTTAGGAGGGGATCAAGGATCTGCTGCGTTCTCTCTACCGCGCGCTGATCGATTCGTCTATTCAGGTCTTCGTCGCTCATACCAGCGTATGGATCCTCGTCAGGTTCCGTTTGCTGCGGTTGGGTCCGCGAAGCAAGCATGGTTTCAAGCAACCGATTCCGTTCCTCCAGTGCCTTCCGTTCGGCCGAAGTCTTCTGCGAGAGGCGGAAGAGTTCGTTATAGCCAGATTCAAGGGCTTCGGGCGACTGGTACTTTCCCGCGTAAGTGCGGGGGCCTTGTGGGGTAGTCCCGTCAGGCATTATCTATCTCCTTCAGAACCCGGGTAGTCCGGGGGCGAGACAGGGGAATACCTTCCCCATGTCGCATAATGAACTAAACGTTCGTGTTCCTCATTATGGGCCTTCTTCCGCCCTACGTCAAGCGTATATTGCTCAACCTCTTGGCGGGGCCACGTCAAGAAAGTCTGGAGTGCTTTGATCCTTCCGCGTCTACGGGCCGAACTCGGGGGTGGGCTAGCCATCCCAAGGGCGTACTTTATGGACTCAAACGCCCCTCGATGCACGTCATCTCCTGTATCGACAAGGGCTTGGAGTTCGACGGAGATCTTGGCCTTAAGCATCGGCTCAATGATCTCCAACCACGCGCGCGAGGCAAGAAGGCCTTGAAGGGCCTGCTGCCGTTCCTCAGGGGTCATTGTGGGTGTCATTTAATTTCCTGAAAGGCTTCCCTCAATAGATCCGATTTGCGCCTCTCCCGCCTGTGGGAGGAGCGACATCAAGTCCACGGCCCCTCCACCTACCCCCGGGTTAGGCATCCCCATGCCGCCTTGAGCTGGCGAGCCTGGAAGCATCCCTCCCTGGAGGGACATCATTGCAGCCTGCTGCTGCGGTGATGGCTGGAGGAGATCGTCAATGTTCCCCATTTCGAAGGTCGCGAACATATCGCGGAAGAAGGCGGTCCAGTTCACCATCTGCATGGCGAAGGGATTTGCCTGGACAGCATTCAAGAGGAGGACCATGTTCTGCTGGCGTGCGGCCTTCCCAATGGTTTGGGTCGCACCCCGAGCCCTCACGTCGTAGTTGTGGTTCAGATCTTCCAGACTGATCGGTACTGCTTCAGGCTGGAGTGGAACCCCCGAGATTGGATCGATCAAGGCGTTCGTGCCCAGGATTCGAATCTCCTTCGGCGTCTCAAGGAATTGCTTATTCAGCGAGACGAAAGCATCGGCCAGGGGTTCGATCCACATCTCTTCTGCGAATCTGCTTTCGAGAAGCAAGCGAACCGAAACGCTCTCCTGGCGCGCAAGGAATTCTCTTGCGGTCGTGTCCCCGGAAGATTGCTCTGTCTGGAGCCCGTCACTAATCCCCGTCCCATGCTGCATCATCCGGTGCAGGAACTCGACCTCTTGATAGGCATTTTGGATCTGACTTAGATTCGGGATGATAGGCATGATAGATTCGGCAGGGTTTCCATTAACCCCCACAAGCTTGCCCGAACGCATATACAAGTTCCGCGTATCGACGCCTGCCTGGCGGTTATACGCAAACACTGGATCGAGGAAGATATCCAAGGCATCGAGCTTCTGGTTCGCGATGCGATTCATCGTGTACTGAAGCTTCTCGACCGACTCAACCTTCCCGATTCCATGGAAGAAGTGCGGATCCCGGAGGGGGGAGTATGCGCCGAAGGGCTTTTCCCCATGCCAGAAGGGATTCGGGGTGTTCCTGAGACACACTTGCCGATTTGCGATGGTGATAAGACGCTCAGTAATAAAGCCATCTGGAGCCATCTCGGAAGGGACGGTGCCCCACATCTCCAAGATCTCCACCGGCTTCGCATAGCGCTCCATCTTCTTAGTCTCGGTCTCCACAAAGGGGGACCGGATCAAGTTCGTCCGGGTGTTGAATTCCCTTTCAACTTCTCGAAGGAGCGACTTGTTCTTAAGCTCAAGGAAGGCAGTTCGATCGAACTCACCGGGTCCACCCTCCTCCTTTGGTTTCGACATCTGGTCGATCTTATCGAGGTCCAGATAATACCGATGGATGACCCAATCCATGTCCTTGATCTCTCGCACGCCCGGCTGAGGGAAGAAATCAAGGATATCAATCACATCCCATTGCGGCCCATCAAACACCACCCGATTCTCGGTGATGATACGCTCCCCCCGGGTTCCGCTCATAGGGGCGTATTCTGCCTCTCTCCGACGAAGGCGCTTTGTACTGTGAAGCCACCCTGTCCGATAGATCGCAGTCCCGTATAGGTCCCCGAGAAGGAACATATCTGCCGCCTTAGTAATTAGGTCGGCGTCTCGCATCTGAGCGCTTACGAGGAGTTCGTTCTTCCTCGCGGCCTGGGCGTCCTCTGGGCCGTACCCGAACATCGAGACGTATGGCCAGACCCCGAAGGAAATATTCATCTTCCGAGCCACATCCGTCCAAACCGTCGAGAAGAGAAGGGGCAGGCTCACATTGTTCCGAAACGCCTGGAAGGTCCCTGTGGACCATCCCCTGAAAAGGTCGTACCATCTACCCGTCCTGATAAAATGCGCGTTATAGTTGTTCTTAGAGTGGTTCCAACGCGACATAACCAACTCAAGGGGGCTAGGCGGGCCAGCAGACCGGGAAAGTTCCGGCCGGGAGGAATCAAGCATTTGTATTTATTCGCTTACAATAGGGGCTGAATGGTGTGCCCCACAGTTAGGACAATCCAGGATGAACTCATTCCCTGGCCCATCCGTCCAACAGGCCTTCCAGGCCTCACCGCACTCCAGGCAAATCACTAAGGAGACGCACCATAACTCATCTGGATCATAGTCTTCTAACCCAGCTTCGTCAATAGGAACCTCTAAGATATCCTTAAGAGCCTCCGGGAACTCCATCGTGAACCAGTTGCTTAACATTGTTCGGCACCTTTCGGCAAACGGCACGGATCCAGATGACCTTAAGGGGCGAGGGAGGCGACTCGCCAAAGGAGATGTCGAAAGATGATTTTATCAGATGTGGGTATATGTCGTGGTACTCAGGATGGTTAGCTGAGTAATAAAGGAAGGTATTTGGGTTCCAATAGGAGACGTGCGTAGGATCCTGGAAAGCTCCTCTTCCATCTGTAGAAGGGACCCAAATCGAGATCTCCCCGCCCATTTTAAGGACTCGCCATGTTTCATTCATGGCGTGGATGGGATCATGCAAGTGCTCGAAGATATCCTCCGCGAGGATATAATCCACCGAACCATCTTCCCACGGCCATGTCTTCTCTAGGTCACAAATTACCTGGACTCCGGGGTATGGATGGATATCCACATTCGTAAATTCAGGGCGGGCATGATAATTCGCCCCAAGATTCAAATTAAGTCCACCCTCAACAAACGCCATTAATGGCCTCCTGCACCTTGGGGAGGAGAATCTCTTCTCCCAGCGTTCCCACCACAAAACCCTTCACACGGATATGTTCGAAGAGGTCCTGGAGGATATACACATCATTCAAACAATAGTCAAAAAGTTCTCCAAAGCGTCCAGCTTTCGCAAGCTCAGGAGCAAACTCTCCCGTTCCAGTCTTACCATATCCAAGAGTTCGTCGGCAGATGGCGTCGAGACTCCAGGCGCCGTGCTTAGGTTTCCCAACAGATCGGGAGATGAGATCGCAAAGATCAATATGGCGGGGGAGGACGAGGGGTCGTCCGACGAGCGACGCGAGTAAGGGTACATCAAATCCTCTTCCATTAAAGGACACCACTACATCAGCGTCCTCAAGGTAGTTAACTAGGTTCTCAACAGTGTGGAGATCAAAGAGCCCAACCCGGGGGGTAGGGGCAGAGACAGTAACGGCGGCAGAAAGACCTGCATGGCCTTGCGCTACGTTCTCCCATCCGCCTACTTCATCGACGGACTTGGAGATTTCGGTATCAAAAAAGACGATCAACGGATCGGGTCGCGCATCCAACGAGTAGGTTCCTCATCTTGAAAGTAGGTGTCATAGATATCTTGGGCGTCTGAGTTGGAGATGCGGCCTGTTTGGAGTTCTCTATCCCAGGGGCGCGAAGGTACGGGTGGTGCGGCATCTGTCCCGGGAGGAAGGTTTGGACAATACACTTCTGGGTGGAAGACGTCAGCAGCGCACTCCGACCAGTCATCATGCTCAGAAACGCCAATCCGGGCCATCTGCCACATAAGTTGATCGATCCCAGGGGCATCCCTAACGAGCTTTACATGGCCATCAACCCAATAGCCTGCGGGCTCTGCGATTCGGGCAACTTTATTTGGGCCAGCCCGGCGATTAATCTCCATGAAGGGGGGCATCCACATTTGAGCGTTGGAGAAGCATGATTGAAGATGGTCTCTCCAAAGGCCCTCTTTCCCTCCAAGGGTCCTATCATCCGTCATCCAACGGATCTGCCGGCCTGACTTCTTATATCGCTGAACGATGGAGACGAGCTTATCGGTGAAGTCCTCAGACCTCCATCTATTTGAACCATATCCCTCTAGGTAGTAGACGTCTCCATTGGTTGCATGACCCCAAATTTCAATGACCGAATCATCTCCAAGGCCCATGCGATCAGGATTCTTGAAGGCTGTATCGCAATGGATGGTAATGGTTAGGTTCTTGGGGACGTCTTTTCGCTCAACAATGCACTGTTGGATCTGATCCCATGTAAGAGGCACCTGGTCTCCCGAGCCCGGACGAAGAAGGCATTGAGCCGCGTACTCCGCTGGGTACTTCCTCCGGTAGTTATCAAGTTCGTTCTGAGGCCAGGACTTGGGCATCAGGGTCTTCCCATCCTCCCCTGCGGCGGGCATATAGTACATCCGCCACTTCCCGTCCTTCCTCAGGTGCTTCCTATACTCCAAGGGGAGTTGCTGGCCGATAAGTTCCTTGATCCCATCGATGACGATGGCGTTTGTCACCACATCCCCATCCATATAGGGGGTCGCACAAAGGACCAAAAGGGAGTCGTTCTTTAGGACGGGGAAGAGGGCTCCGAAGTGGGTGTTGGCAACCTGAATATAATTACCTGACTCTCTGAGCTTATCCCGGCTAACTGGGTCATCAATCGTAATGTGGTCAGGATGGTCTCCAGTAGCTCCGGTGTCAACGGAGATACACTCCAGACTAGCTTCAGAGAGGGAGAGTTTTCGTGCTCTATGGACAAGTCGCTTCTTTGTCCAGATATCGGGGCCTTCCCACTTTCCATAGAGCCAGGTGAAGTATGCACAGGGATCCTTTCCCTCCCAGAGACGCTTTGCAATCTCCGCAAACTCCATGGATCGTTCCATGGTCAGGGAGTCAATGACCGAGGCCATGTCCGGTTCCTGGAGATGGAGCCAGACCGTGAAGGCCTTCGTTACAATAACGGTCTTCCCCGAGTCGCGTGCAGCATCGATGAGGATATAGAACCGTTCCTGCTTTCCCGAGGCCCGCATCGCGAGCCATTCCCGAGCGACCTTCTCAAGCCAGTCACAGAGGGGCTTATGGATCTCTTCATCCAACCACGCCCCCTTGGGGTTCTTTTTCACTCCAAAGGCGTAACAAAGGAAAGGCCAGAAATGCTGGACACAAGCATCCGCAAGGAGGGATCGCTCTATGCCTGTGGGCCAAATGGCTAGCCCGGTAGGACTTGAACCTACACCTTCCCGTTTTGGAGACGGAAGCTCTGACATTAAGCTACGGACCAATTCAACTTAATAAGGCTTTCCAGGAGATGAAGGGCGGGATCTGGCCTTCTTGGCCTGACTGAGAGCGATCGCAACGGCCTGCTTACGGTCGGTCACCAGGGGACCTTTTTCGGAGCCTGTATGAAGGGATCCCGCCTTAAATTCAGATAGGGTCTTTTCGACCTTCCGCTTAGAGGAAGCGGATGAAGGAGACTTTCGGGGCATATTGGGCCTAACTCGGGGGGTGGTAATCACCCTGGTCTGGACAAGGGTGGCGAAGGCCTCCAACTTGTTCTCGATCACCAGGGCTTCGTAAAGGTCTTCCTCTAGGGCGTTTACGATAGATTCCTCGACATCCTCGGAGAAGGGCCACATGGTTCCATCCAGAAGGACGTGGAGTAGCTCATGGATCGCGCCTCGAACCAGTCCGACTCGGGCGGTGTCGATAACGATGCGAATGGTGGAACTAGTTGTCCATTTGGTGTGGGCATCACAACCCAGAGAATCTGGTAGGGTTTCGAGCTTGATTTCAACTCGGGGATCACGCAGGAGTTTCCTTAGGTGCTTCCGCAGCCGGTGGTGACTCCATCGGCGGCTGGTCTTGTCTGACATCAGGTCCCCAAAGACGGGCGTAGGCGGCGTCTGTGGTTTCTTTCCCACAGACTTCCATCAAGACGGTAAGGCGGGAGGTTCGTTCCTCAGGAGTAAGCGGTGGAGGTGGGCCAAAGGACTCGACAGGGCGGTGAATTGCCTGGAGTTCATCGAGGAGCTTGACGGCCTGGACCCGATATTGCGGGGGTCCCATGGTCGCCATCTCGGAAAGGACCCGAAGCATCTCTTCAACGGGGAGGGTCCCTTCAGATCTGATCGTGGACAGTCCATGGTCCTGGGCGGCTTTCTTTAGCCTTTCTTCCTTAGGGGGTTCCGGCTCAGCCGGAGGGGGTTCTGGTTTAGGATCTCTGGGAATTGGATCCCAAGTGTTATCTATATCAACGTTTTGACTCGAAACGAGTCGGCAGAGATTCGTAATACTATCCAACTGAGTACCCTGGATAGCCTCAGCGAGTTCCGGGGATCTCTTGATGAATAGGGCCTTATATCGACCCACCGAGCGGAAGCCAACCCCAAGGCGCATAGCGATTTGGCGGTCTGAGAGCCCATGGCCAGGTCCCCCATTCGCTGCCTTATATTTCGTCAGGAGCATTTCGAGCAAATGCTGTTGCTGCGAAGGAGTTAGCCGGACTCCAGCCTGCCTGGACATGGTTTTTGTCCGGCCTCTAGATTTGACTTTAGTGGGTGGGTGAATTTTCGCAGGGGTAGGTTCCTCAGTCATAACCTGGCAATCGTACTTTAGTCCGGGGCGCGAGTCAATTAGGGGATTATAGGAAAATATCGCAGAGGGGCTCCACCCTACCCCAAGGCGTCGCCTCACGCGCGCGTGCTCTCACCTAAGCCCATGCCATAGCCTCACCTACACTCTCACCTACACCATCACCCCGAGACCAGCGTGCAAAATACCCCTACTGCAATTGCGCTTTGCCCCATATATATGCACGAGTCCATTGAAAACAAACAACTTAGCGCGGGCATGATACATGCTGGAGTGTTCGATCGTCGCCGCAATAGTGCGAGCGAGAAAAGAGAGTGAAAATCCAATGCGAAGCCCGATCCTTCATCGATCCTTCAGAGCCCATACAGGGGACAAGCGTATCAGCTTGTCAACCTATGGGATAGGCCTGCGCTTTCGCGGTCGCATCCATGTGTTCATCATCCCTTGCCTTATCCGCAAGGGCTTTGGAGATAACTAAGGCCATGATTCACTTCCGCTCAATCGAAACCGCGCAAGCATACGCTTCGCGCTTAGCGCAAATTCATTCCATGCCCTACGCTGTCATTCGGTCTGGATCTTGCTGGGCCGTTATGCTCGCATCATCCACCATGGGACGCCCTGTTACGTTCCGTACTAACAGAAAGGCGGCCTAACCATGTACTCAATCCAAAATTTCAAATCTAAGAAAGCCCTGAAGGAAGCCGTGAAACTTGCGCCCGTTGCGTGCTTTCAACCTGGCCCCTTTGGTCCGAACGTTGCGGATGGAGAGCATACGCTTGAGGGCCCGCATTTTCCTGAGCCCCATAGATTCTACGCTCGCGTGCGCGTTGTCGAGGGCATGATCGTCAAGGTGCTGTCATGATCCCGCGCGTTAAGCTTTGGACGATCAAGCTATCCGATGGACGGCGCTATAACGTCCTAGCGCCTACTAAGCGCCTTGCGATCCTTAACCTTCGCGATCCAGCGCACCCCGGGACATGGGGCGCCATTGATTCAGTTTGGGTCGTAAGGGCTCAACCTGCGACCCTCGCAGGCCTGCCTATGGTATCCCTTGTGGAGACAATCAAATGAAACCCGCCCGTACACAAGATCAACACATCGCGCAAACTGCCGCCTACGATCATGGTTACGAAAACGGCCTTCGCGACCGCTATCTCGGAATCAAATCCGAGTACGCATGGCATTGTGGCAGCGACCAAGCCCCTGATTCCTACGTCGGCGCCTACTCGCAAGGCTATCAGACCGGATGGACACACGGGGGCCTAATCTACTCTACCCCATACAACGGAACCTAAATTGACTCCCAAAGTACCCGGCTCAACCGTTAGCCTACTCTCTGAAACTGAGGCCATGTCATGCATGTCTTGGTCTCTACCCGCCGGACCCACAACGTGCGGAGGCTTTAAGGGAGGGCCGGGTACTATCTGCGGCTCTTGCTATGCTGGCCAAGGCCGTTACGCTATGCCAAACGTCATACGCGCCCAAATGGCGCGTTGGACATGGTGGACCACTACACCCCGAGTTGAGCGTATCTCTACCCTTGTCGGCGCGATCCAATCCGCTTGCCGCAAGGTTCCATTTTTCCGGGTCTTTGATTCTGGGGATTTTGCCACAGTCGAGGATGTCCGCATCTGGTCCGAGATTTGTGCATCTCTCCCCAATGTCTCATTTTGGATTCCAACGCGCGTATGGTGGCGCCCGGAGTATGCATCGGCCCTGAAGGCCTTAGCATCCCTTCCCAACGTTGCCTTACGTCGCTCTGCCCTTAGGGTAGATGAGCCGATCCCGGGGGATAGGGCATTGCCCCTATCGTCGGGCGTCGCGTCAACCGGTCCGGGATGTCCAAAGCAATCCGCCGGATCCTGCGAGGCCGCGAAGTGTAGGGCATGTTGGGATAAGTCCATTTCGCATGTTGACTACCACGTCCACGGGCAAAAAGCCCCGATCAAATGGGCTGTTGTCCTTCAGAGAAGGGAAGCCGCTTAAAATGGTCACCTCACCCTCGATTTGCGGATTTTGCCGCGCCCCTTATCGTAGGTTTCATGGATGCTTGTTCCACTGCGAACCTATGCCTAAGGCCTGGCCGTGGACCGTTCGTGCCGTTGCGGCTATCTGCCATGCGCGCAATGTAGCATTGCGTACATTGCAAAATGCCCCAATCTTAGGCCTTGATGGACACTACGCAGATGAGTGCATTGGACGCGTAAACCGTTGTATGGCATACCTTTCCAAGCGTACCATCCGAAACGGCACGCGCCTTGCGAGAGTCTAACACCATGAACACCCATGAAGTCGAAACCATCATACGCGAGGCCTTAGATAAGGTCACCCCTAGGTGCCCTTCCCCGCAAATCCTATACACTCGCGCCTATAACTACTGCGGGCGTGCAGAGATAGGATATGGGTTCACTCGCGTCAAGCTTTCCAAATCGTGGCTTGGCGCAACTCCTGAAGGGAAGCGTCAAACCCTAATCCATGAGGCTATGCACTTAGCTGACGCATTTCTAAACGGCCAAGCCTCAGGGCATGGGCTCCCATGGCGCGCTCTCATGTACGCTGTCGGCGCCCGCCCCGACGAATGCTCAAGCGATCCCGGAGCCGTTGCGACCGCAAATCAAGCCGCATGGAACCACGCAACCTGGATCCATTGCCCTTGTCGCTCCCATCGCGTTTCTAAACAAATGCGAACCGCCATCTTAAAGCGTCCTGGTTCAAAGCTTTGCGCACGATGCAAGGCACCTTTCTCCATCAATCCATACCTTGAGGTAAAGGCTGCATGAAAACTCGATTCAGCTTCTTTATCGCCCTTTCCACAGGTTTAGGCATTGCCTTATGGCTCGTCCTGGCCTGTCAGTGCTCCCCTAGTCCAACCTGCCCGAATCCCTTCCTTCCCGGCGGGGCATTCGTCGCATGGGACACACTACTCGAATGTGAAGTCCGATGATTCGCTGCACATGTAAACATTGCAAAATCATACGAGGAGTCAAATGACCCACACGCTGAACCACAAGGTTGCCCTCTTAAACGCAAAGCGGGACACCCCAAACCGTTACCAAATCGTCTCGATGTTTACGCGTCGCGCCCATGAGCCCCGTAAGGTGGCCCTTGTCAAGTACATCGGGCGTCAAACCCTGAATGTCTCAGGCTGGCTCACTCCCAAGGAACTTGCCGTTTGGATGGATGGTTGGTTCGATGGTTGGGATACGCATGCCCGTCAGGTTTCCCGTACCCTTTCGTGGAGGTAATCATGGATAAGAAGGTTGAAATCACCCTGTTCGATGGCCATCTCACCCTTGAGTCCGGCCTTGTCACGATCCACATCTACTCTTTCGCGGACATCCACCTCCGCAACGCTGGCGAGACTCAAGAAACCACACTAACTCCCAACGACCTAATCACCTTACTTCGCACGCGGATGACGCCTCCACGCTCAACCCGGGAGGAGGCTATGGACCTTCTTCGCCGAATCGCCGCAAAGGTCAAGGCATGAACAAGGATAATTTCAAGATCACCCGAGATGAAGCCGAGACCGTGATCGTCGCGGATACCCAAGGTGTTGTGGTGTATACAACTAACCCTTCCCATTGGAAGGCCCTTAAGCGAAGGGCTGCGAAACTCGGGGGGAAGGTAGAGGACGTATTCACCATCGGCCGGCGTGAGGTAGCCGGGACCGTCCTTCTCCCCCCTGATTCATTCTCTCTCGCACGCTTTGGCCTCCGTGCTACCCCCCGGGTTAAGCCTAAGCCGTCTACAGACTTAACGGAGTTATAACATGTCGATGAACCCTAAGCCGTGCCCGGGCCTTCGTCCTCCTGGGTCATTCTGCCCCAACATGATGTACCCCAAGACTGTGGGTGGGATCACGATCCAACCCCTGCGGTGCGACTCATGTGAAGAACTTGTTAAATCTTTCCTCGCACTCATGGAGGAGGAAGCCGTTGGCTAAATACCATTCGATCAAGCGCTCGATCATCAGTGCCTTAGCTGTCATGGCCGTCATGGCCGTCATCCTGTTCGGAATCTGGAAGGCAATCAACCTGGAGGCATTTTAACCATGAGACTCTTTGTCGCAAACCATGAAAGCCCTGGTCTGCTTGTTGTTTCCCGCCATCCCCTCAAGCAAAAAGGGACTGGATTCATCCTATTCGAGGACCAGCCAGAAGGCGCCGCTTCAGTCCACCAGGATACTAAGCTAGCCCCCAGCGAGGGCGCGATCCTCGATGTCCGCCGCTTCCCGCGTAAGGGCTACATGCGCGTTGAGTTTACCGGTTGCGAGGGGGGCACGAGAAAGATCCTTGGGGTCCTTCCGCGCTCAACCGGTGAGGAGCGTTGGGTCATTTACGCCAAGGTCCTCAAGCGTGAGATGGCTCCGCGCGCTGTGACCTTCTAATGAAATACCTACTCAAATGGATGGTAACCTTCCTCGCCTTTACCCTCGTTGGGTACTTGGCGGGGAAGGCCTTCGTCCGAACGGTGGAGGCCTGTCCCCTGGATGGCCCTCCTTGTGCTGAAACCACCCCGCCAGCGCAAGAAAACGACCCCCCTGACACCCTCACCCATATCACCATATGGCCCCCCGAAGTTGAGGGTCTAGAATCGCCGTTTTTCGATGAAAGAGTAGAGGCCTGGCTCCTCGTTGGTTCGGGGGTGCTCCATTGGTTCGATCGGTGGCCTTTGGCACTCTCCCTCCCTCCGGGTGAATACACCCTAATCATCAAACGGGAAGCCGGATCGGTTCAGGTCATCCCCCTCCGGGTTGGGCCCTTGCCGATCCCTCAGTTTGCATTTCGATGATGCTCTCTTTCTCTCCTTCCCCCATTCAACGGGGGGATTCTTATCCCCCCTATGTAATAGGGGGAGAATAAATCCACCTATAAACCCTATTGAAATATAAGGGTTTGCAGGGGCGGGGTCGCTTGACATTATTGTTTTCGCTGCGGCCCCGCTTAATCCTTTTTTGAAACCACCACCCAAAAGGGGTGTCTCAAGGGTACCTTAAGTCACTAAAAGGAGAACGTCATGTGGTCCCCAAATGAGGTCATTGCTGTCGCCGACTCACTCGCTACGAGCCTAGCTCCGGCGCTTTCTTCCACCTATGCTGCGGCTGTTACTCGCACGATAGTTTGTGCTAAGTGGCTTATTGGCAGCGGGTTGACCCTTGTTGCCCTTTCTTTAGCTGCCTTTATCGCAGCTTATATTCGGCGGAGAACGACTGACTGTTGGCTTGTCTTCGGAGTCTTCGGAGTGAGCTTTGCTGTGATCGGGAGCTTGTTGACTATCAACGGAATAGTGGATTTGCAAAGCACAGACTACATTGCCGCAAAGAAACTCCTGGGCCTGGTATTCAAGGGTTCCTCAGACTAATGAAACTCTACACCCTGTCAGAGACCGCCGACCTTCCAGTCCCACCTTGGGTGCTCCCGGGTTGGTTTAGGGAGCGGACCCTGACTATGCTCTCTGCCCCTGGTGGAGTAGGCAAGTCGAACTTCGCTCAAGCCATGGCCCTCTCTGCCGCTGCGGGTCGCGCCTTCCTCCATGAGGACGCACCTATCCGCCCCATGAGGGTGGTTTACCTTGGGGTGGATGCCGCAGCATGGGACTATGCCCACGCTGCGCGTCGGATCACTGCCGGGTTAGGCCTTAGTTACGATGATCTAGACCCGGAGAGGGATGATTTCGCGGGAGGCATCTGGTATAGGTTCGATCCCCTTCTCCTGGAGGATGGGCACTTCGATGAGATTATGAACACCACTGCCTTCCCTTCAGGGGCACTGGCCGATCTCGTTGTGGTTGACTGCCTTAGGTCCATCCATGACCATGATGAGAACAAGGCGGAACTCATGGCGCCTGTAATGAGGTTCTTTCGTAAGTGGGCTGAACGGAATTGCGCCATCGTCTTGATCCACCATTCAAAGAAGCCAGGGGAGTTTACGTCCTCCGTAGGGTGGGACTCAGCCCGAGGTTCCGGGGCCATCCATAACTCGGTTGATTCTCATATCGTCCTTGAGCCGGCGAAGGTGAAGCTTCCCCACCCTGGGAAGAAGATCATCACGGCACATTGGGCAAAGGGACGTGGCGGGGATGATACCTCAGGCCTACGTTATCGCATGACCTGGGATCAAACTCAAATGACTTTCACTAGGGTAGTAAGGGGGCGGCCGATCAAGCGAAAGCCCCCAAAGGATGAGAATCGCCACTATCCTCCGCGAAGAAATATGAATCCTTCTGAGGAATAGGTTATCTACACATTACCTGGGGAGTAGGGTAATTGGCTAACCCCCTTGCTTTGGAAGCAAGCCGATCCGGGTTCGAGTCCCGGCTCCCCAACCACCTAGGAGATTGGGCATGTTTGATGTAGATGTAAACATTAAGACGTGGCTGCCGACAGCTGCTATCGAGCCTGCGGCTATGCAGCAGATCCAGAACATTGCGTCCATGCCCTTCCTCTTTAAGCACGTCGCGGTCATGCCCGATTGCCATTTGGGCAAGGGCGCCACGGTCGGAACGGTTATCGCAACCAAGGGGGCGATCATCCCTGCGGCCGTTGGGGTTGATATTGGGTGTGGGATGGTGGCCGTTCGAACGTGTTTCAACGCGAGTCAACTCCCCGATAACTTGAATGCGCTTCGCCTTGGGATCGAGCGAAGGATCCCCTTGGGTGCTGGTGGGCGAAATAAGAATTCGCGTGCCACCGCGACCATGACCTGCCGGATCAACGAGCTGGATATGATTGGCTATGGGAAGGACTATCCTGATTACACTAAGTTCGCAAACTGGCCTGTCCAACTCGGTTCCCTGGGTTCGGGAAACCACTTCATTGAAGTATGTTTGGACGAGGCGGATCGTGTATGGATCGTCCTCCACTCAGGATCCAGAGGAGTAGGTAATCGAATCGCTGATTCGCATATCAAAGCGGCACAACATCTAATGGGTGAGTTCTTTATCTCCCTTCCTGACAGGGACTTAGCCTATCTCCCCGAGGATCGCCCTGAATTCAAGGCATATATCCGCGATCTCCTTTGGGCACAAGAGTTTGCACGCCTCAACCGAGACGAGATGATGGATAGGGTCCTGACTGAGTTCTCCTATACCATTTGTGGTGAGGATGGACACCAAGCTGAGATGGAGATCGAGCGCATTAACTGCCACCATAACTTCACCCAGATGGAGCACCACTTCGGGCATAACGTGTGGGTGACCCGGAAGGGTGCGATCCAAATGCAGGAGGGCCAGAAGGGCGTGATCCCGGGGTCGATGGGTTCGAGAACGTACATCGTCTCAGGCCTTGGGAATAGAGATGCCTTCGAATCCGCGCCCCACGGGGCAGGACGTCGGTTCTCCCGGACTGAAGCTAGGCGCCGGTTCACTATGGCTGACTTTGAGACAGCCATGAAGGGGATCGAGTGCCGGCATGACGATGCCCTGATCGATGAACTCCCCGGGGCATACAAGGATATCGATGAGGTCATGGCGCACTCGAAGGAGCTAGCGACCATTGACCATACGCTTCGCCAAATTGTGAATGTGAAGGGGAATTAATGCGACTCTGTGAAAAGCTCCACGCCGCCTCGGTTCGCGAAGCCCAACGGAACCCATCCTATCGTGATGGGTATCGGGGTGGAAGGATCGCGAGGAAGTGGCGTCGAGCCCATCGCCTCTCCCCGGGTTTAGTCCAATCCTCGCCAAAGTGTAAAGGGTGCGGAATGACCCGGGAGAACATTCTTCTACATCCATGGTTTAAGCTTGGGAGTCTTAATGAAGTCTAAGGGAAAGATTTCGCTCGGGGTGTGGCTGGGTGCCGATCTTGCGGAAACACAACTATCGGCCAGCCAGGAACCAGCGCAAGCGGCCGAGCCCCCGGGCGATCTTATGCTGAACCTGCCGCCCACCGAGGCCGATAAGGCTGGGCTTGACGCTTGGTCGGAAGGCTATGCCAAGGGAGCCCGCGAGGCCAAGCGCGAGGCGGTGGGGATCATTGACGCAATAATCCAGGCATGAGCATCGACAAGCAAGCCGCCCGGGACCTGGCCATCGCGCGACGGTGCTTTTCATACGGCATGCACCACGGCGGCGAGCGAGTGACTAACGAATGCCTGATGGCGCTAGTCGCCGCGGTCGATGCTTCGCTCGGGGGTGTAGGCCCCGAGCACTTGCACTATTGCTCGCGTTGCCGCCGTATCGGACGCAAGGAAGGCGCCAGCGATGCCAAGCGCGAGGCTGTGCGGATCTTGAAGGGCGTGCAGATGCTTACAGTTAATGGCGGGCCATGCTGGTGCGGTCGAATGCAAGAACAATCCCGCTGGCCGCATGCTCCACGTCCGTACCATACCGCAACCTGCAAAGCCGCCCGCGCCTACATCGCCGCCGCCGAAGCGGATGCAGCGGAGGAGGGGGAGTGATGGATAACTTTCCGCGGCAAGGCTGCGAGCATCCAACTGTGACTGTTACCGTGGTGATTCCGAGCATGGTGCGTTTCGTCCCTTCGATCGGCGAGTTTGATATGCCAGCCAGGCCGGAGCGCGTGGTGCATTGTAATCACTGCTGGGCGCGATGGGAGATCCAGCCATGACCACCGACAGCGCGCGGGAGGCGTGGATTGAGCGGCTTGCGGCTGCCATCCGCGCCGAGTGGGACTCGCAGACATACCCGGCATACGCCTTCCTTTCTGGTCCGCTATCCGACCAGCAGAAGTACGGGTTGAGCAAGCTGGCCGCCCGCATCGCCGCCGATTTCGCGGAGCGGCTGGCGATGGCTGAACGCGCGACGGGCCATCCCTGTGATCGCCCAGATGGCTGCATTGGCACCTACCCGCTCCCCTGGGCCGAGGCGATGAAGAAGGACAGGGAATGAAAACTAATATCTCTGCGATCCAAACCTACCTTGAATGTCCGAGGATGTGGTATCACAAATACATCCTCAAGCGTGGGATCGAGACAGATTCGGAAGCCCTTAGGCTTGGAACAACTTGGCACCAGATCTGCGCCTCAGAACGAGACATTGAACTTTCAGACCCCGAGTGGATGCACGCCGCCCTGACAGGGTTTGACCTATGGAAGGAAGACCATCCTGAGGTTAAGTTCCTTGGCGTTGAAGTTGAAATGTCGTGTCAGCTTGGGGCGCATACCCTGATCGGGCGCCTTGATTCTTTGATTGAATGGAATGGGAAGCTCTGGCATGGGCAACATAAGACCACTGCGGCTACGACAAACATCCCTATCTTTTCGAAGCTAATCTCTCGATCCTTTCACGAACATGGTTACCGAAAGATGGTTGAGGATAAATATGGAAAGCCCTATGGGGGGACTATCCTCTTTATCGCAAAGAAACTGACAGACAAGGCCCTCTCCGAAGGTAAGTCACCCTTCTCTGTTGAGTATCTCCCAATCCACGGGGATCTTATGGATGACCTTTTGGTTATCATTAGCAATATGTATCGGGCAAATCTCCAGGGTGAGTACCCACAAAACCCCGATTCATGTGGTGGACGATTTAAGAACCACCTTTGCGATTACATCGATGTGTGTGAAGGGAAGATGAAGATTGAGGAGATGGGATCCATCGATCCGCTTAAGGGGTATAAGCTCCTATGAAAGATTACTTTGGTCGCGAAATTAATCGCGGAGATAGGGTGGTATATCCAGGACGTCGATCTAGTTCGCTTTGGATGAACGATGGTACAGTAATCGCTTGCGACCCTAAATTGGTGGTAGAAAAAGTATTACGAAATTGGAGGGGTGAAGAAGTCGGGCGAAAACAAGTTACTTTGTGGGGATCATCCCGGGTTGTAATTGTTGCATTTGATGGGGAACCTCTATGATCTACCTCATTGGCTCCCTTCGAAATCCTCAAGTCCCCGTCCTAGCTGCTCAATTACGCGAAGCTGGGTATGAAATCTTCGACGATTGGTACGCCGCAGGAGAACATGCCGACGATGAATGGCAAGCTTACGAAACACAGCGAGGTACACCTTACGATAGGGCGCTCAAGGGGTACGCCGCGCAGCATGTGTATCGCTTCGATTTCGCGCACTTGGCCCGAGCAAGGGCCGGAGTCCTTTTACTTCCCGCAGGAAAGAGTGGGCATCTGGAGCTTGGTTGGCTATTGGGTCAAGGTAAGGCGGGCTACGTTTTATTCCCGGGAGTCTGGCCCGAGCGCTGGGATGTGATGTATAACTTCGCGACAGGTGTGTTCAAGGACACAAATGCACTCTTCGCTGAGCTAGCTAGATGAATGATGTCTGGCGCATCCTCCCCCTTCCACAAGGAACTTATCGCTATGTCTTCGCAAAGGCTGGCGGCATGGTTGATGGAACCTGGGTCAGTGGCCCTGAGGCACTTGGGGCGTTTGCCCAACGGTACGCTAAAGCGAATTGCTACATCACCCTTAACCCCGTTTCGCGTGCGGATCGCACTCGCCCATCTTCGAACGATGTTTCCCACGTCCAAGCTATTCTCGTAGACATAGACCCCATCGAGCCATCGGCCCAACCCGGGGAGGCGCTATGGGAGGCGCGAGATATGCTTGAATCCATGGAGGTCGATCCCTGGTCTATGACTGTAGTGGACTCAGGGCGGGGTATCCAATGCTGGATCCGATTCAAGCCCCTGACAGTGGATAAGCAACTAGCGCGGACGGTGAAGAACTTCGTGAATACCCTAAGCGCTGAGTTTGGGACTAGGTATGGCTGCGTTATTGACTCTTCTTGTTCGGATCTTGCGCGCCTTGCGCGTCTTCCCGGAACCATGAATCAAAAGACAGGAAGGGAAGCGCGCCTAGTAGTGGAAGGGGACGTCCAATCTGCGGCGTTCCTTTTCCACCACCAGGAAGATGGCCCGATCGTGTGGGAGGTACCCATCCCCGGGTTGCGCACCACCTGGCCGCAAGCTGCGATGTTCCTTACGCTTACGGGGAGGGAGTTCATTCAATTCGGAGTGGAACAAACTCGCCGGCATAAGTGTTGTTATGCTGCATCCAAGTCCTTACTTGAGGCTGGGGTTCCTGAGGCAATTGCGACGGAATGGCTCCTCAAGGGAGCTGAGCGTTGTGACCCACCGCTTGAGTCTGGAGAAGTGCTTCGGATTGTGAAGAGAGTTTATGCTAAAGCATGAGACGGGCGAGCAAGGATACCTTTGTGCAGACTGCGGAGCGCAGCTTGCCGCTGGAGTGGGCCCCCTCATTAAGCCTTGGGGACTTGAAACTCCACTTCAAATGATATGGGCTACACATAAGGGGGGCTTTCGTCCGATGTGTACGGTGTGTTTGATGCTTCTCGCGTTTGGGAAGATAACTTGTAAGGATCTTTAGTGAATGAACTCTTTGTCAATTCGGCGCAACTCAAGGCAGCGCTTGCGGCAAATCCTCTTCTCGCTTCCGCTAGTCCGACGTATGGTCTTACGGCGTCATGCTTCCCGGCTCCGGGAAGTTTCTGGGCTGGTGATCCAGGAAGTATCTTTACCTTACCGCGCGGAGGATCTCCTGGACAGTGTGTCGGGTGCGGTGCCCCGGGATTCGTCGGAGGAGTCTGCGAATACTGTGGTGGAAAGAATATCCAATGACTGAATGGGAAAGTTTAGTAGAGCGCGCAGCTACCGTGCTGCGACCATTGGGACTTGGGTTATTTTCTGAGTTAACAACCCGCAATACGCCTGGCGGATGTATTGTAAGTGTAACTCGTTATTATCTGGCTAAGTTGTCGCCAGTAGAGCGGGAAGGGAGTTAAGTCATGAGTTGGGAAAATGGAAAGTGGATCTCGTATGGGGTTAGCGACCTCGTGGGGAAGACCCTAACGAATATCGAGCAAAAGGAAGATGAGGAACTTATCTTCACGTTGGAGGATGGAACGCAGTTTAAGCTCTATCACGATCAGAGTTGCTGCGAGCATGTCTACCTTGCTGATGTAACTGGAGAGTTTGCGGACCTGATTGGATCCCCCATTACTATGGCTGAGGAAGTTGAGAGTAAGCAAGAGTCTCATAAAACTGACTACGGCGACTCAGAAACTTGGACCTTTTATAAGTTTGCCACAGTCAAAGGGTATGTAACTCTCCGATGGATTGGGTCGTCAAATGGGTATTACTCGGAGAGTGTTGACTTCGAAAAGGTGACGAATTGAGAATTCTTGATGGGGCGCAGAAGGCTCCTGAGCGTATCCTTATCTATGGCTCGCCTAAGAGTGCGAAGACCCGACTCGCTACGGCCCTCCCATGGGGGGAGTTCTGGGGCGAGAAGGCAGTCTATGTTGCGGCCGACCCAGGTGCAGCTTCCCTCCGATCGGTCCTCCTCCCTGACCGTGCGCACTTGATTCCGGTAGAGCCCAAGCCGGAGGTCGGCCGCAAGTATGATCCACTCCATGAGGCAGTGGAGATTGCGACCCATGACTGGAAGGATGCGGGGACTATTATCTGGGATACTCTCACGGCAACTGCCGAAGATGTCCTGGCTGCATATGCTCGGTTAGGGAATTATGCCAAGGATCAGATTACCTATGGTAAGCCCGGAACCGCATCCTTCCATGCCCATCCTACGATGGGTGACTATGGGGCAGCGCAGAACTCGGTGTGTGAGCACCTGCTTGGACTTCTCTTTGAGCAACCCAAGCACCTGATTATCTTGACCCATGAACTTTGGGTGGAACCGAAGAACGCCCAAGAATGTATTGGTGGTCCCGCAACCGTTGGGTCGGCCACTGCGAAAACCCTTCCCGGTCGGTTCGATACCGTGATTCGCTGTGAGGCGAAGAAGCGGGGAGAGCCGGGCAAGCCGAAGGTTACTGAGTTCATCGCCCATACCAATCCCCACGGTCCTTGGATCTGTGGTGTGCGGAACCCGGGGGTGAACCTGCCTGATGTGGTCCTTGGTGAGGATCCAAGGCATTTCTGGGGTGAGTACGCAAAACTCATTGGAGGTAAATAATGTACGATGTCGATGATCCTTATGCTTTCGGCGAAGATTCGCGTAAGGAATATGAGCAAGCCGGGTCGAATCTCTTGATCGAGCCTGACTCGGCGCGAACGATCAATGGTAAGAAGTTCCAGGGCGTCCAGTGGCCGGAGCTTTGTCAGGTGAAGGAGATCGAGTTCAAGGAGCCGGGGCTTGAGAACCCCGAGACGCCGGGGGACACGACTTTCCTGATTCAGCTTACCCTTGAGGTTGCCCCCGAGTCTGAGGTTGCTGATGGTGAGCCTTCACCAAACCCTGGGAAGCGGGTTTATGCCCGGATGCGGTATAACCTGAGCGCCTTCAAGCGGGCGAAGACGAACAATACCGGGTTCCAGAAGGGTCAGGCAGCTATGACCCAAATGTCCAACGCCATGATGAAGGAGTTCCTTGGGGCTCTCGGCATGGAGACGGACCTTGGCCTCACCCCCCGAGTTGTTGTTTTTGATTATCGCGAGCAGATCGTGGGCCAGAAGGTGTATGCGAAGATCAAGCAGGGCACCTCGAAGGGCCAGGATCGGAAGCAGACTGACGTTGTGGGATTCATTCCGCAGGAGGTTTAGATGAGGACGTTTGACGATGTGATTCACGCATTCACCTATCATCCTCCGACTGGTGACCAACCATTGTTCTATGAGGGCGTTCGGGAGCGCGCGAAGGCTTTGGCTCTTTTCGTGTTCGACTTCCTCCCGGAAACTCCTGAGCGAACCATCGCTCTCCGCAAGATTCAGGATGCAGTTATGGCTGCAAACCTTGCGTGTGCCCTTCATGGGATGACTACCAATGTTACCAGTGAATAGTTGGGTTATCTGAAGTGGATCCAAGCGGCGGCTGAAATACGCCGCCGCAAAGGAGGCCTGGTGGAAGTCCGTAAGTTCGAGACAGGTTCCCAACGAGACATTCGTGACGGGAAGGGGAGGTTCGATCTCCTCCCCCCTGAGGCACTTTTTGCCCTCGCCAAGCATTTCGAACAGGGGGCAAGGAAGTATGAGGACCGCAATTGGGAGAAGGGTCAGGATCTTGGTACTTACTGCGATTCTGGCCTACGCCACCTGGTTAGCTTCATGGCCGGTCAAGTGGATGAAGATCACCTGGTTGCGGCGGCCTGGAATCTGGTCGCTGCGATTACTACGCGGGCTCGCATTCAAGCTGGGATTCTCCCATCGACCTTAGATAATATGCCCCCACAGCACCTTAGGACACCCAATGCAATGCTCGAATCGGGACGGGAAAGGCCGGCAGTGTAGGCATGAGGCGGGTGACTTTAAGACTTGTGAAAGATGCAGAACCCGGGGGCGCACAAACAGAAAGAGGCAGAGACTTGACCCTGAGATCGCGGCGTTCGAACAGCTTATCAATAAGCATGGCTTCCGAGCGGATCATCCAAAGGCTCGTGAATTGGCTAAGTGGATCGCAGACCCCCTCCAAGCGTGCGGCATCTGCGGGGTCACGAACCGCTTCCTCAAAACGCTCCAGCGGACGAACGGCCCCTTCCCGTATTTCGGGGATGCCACTCACTGGAGAAGGTTACAACCAGATCACATCGACCCCAAAGAAAAAGGCTCCCCGCACGCGAAGCTCCGGCCGCTCTGCCAAGGGTGCAACGGGATCCGGGGGGCAGGGCGCTTCTCGGACGAAGAAGTCTTGATCCGCATTCGACGGGAATGGACTAAGATCCTCCCTGAGAAGCATTTAAGGTGGCTTAAGTGATCCAGACTAGAATCTTGTGTGACAAGTGCGATAAGGTACTTTTATCTACTGATGTTGTCCAACTTACCTTAATGGAGGGGGGCTACGCACAAACGCATTTACGCACTCCAAGCATTAAGAAGTTCTTTGTATGTGAGACTTGTGTAGAAGCAGCAGGTTTCTCGGCAGCGCGCTCGCCGCTTC